GATCATCAACGAAAAGGGCGAAACTCTCTTCTTACTAAGAGCGAAGAATCCGTTCGGTTGGTGCTTGGCAGGAGGAAAGGTGGACGCCGAAGACACTTCAAAAAAGGCAGCATGCGTTCGCGAGACGATGGAAGAAACCGGAATCGATATTGACATTGACGACCTGAAATACGTCGGCGAAGCAGTATCTGTGAATGGAACGCCAATCACTGTTTACGAAACGGTTCTTGATCATACACCAGACATCAAGATCAATCGAGCCGAACACATGAACAAGCGCTGGATAAAAACGCATTCAACGGAATACGCTGGATCGTTCACGGACGAAGTACGTGGTCTTGCCTTCGCAGGAAAGACCTTGCAATTCATCGACCTTGGTAGAGGTGTATTCATTCCAGGTCACACAAATCGTTAATCTATAAAATCACAGTAATGGAAGAAAGATCAAGAAAGATTTGGGCTCAGAACGATCAGACATTCTGGCTTAGAAGTTTTGGAGTAAGTCACAAGATTCTGCCGAACGAAGTATTCACGCTTGAAGTCGATCCTCTGGGTAACATGTACCTTTCAAGAGTCGCAGATTCATTCGCCTTCGATTACAAAGTTTACGATCTCGAGGAAAATCTCATCCAGCGAGTGAAACGAACGTTTGCAGAAGTTCCAGGAAACCTCGGCATCCTCATGAATGGAACTCGTGGAACCGGAAAGACCGTCACGGCCAAAGTAATGTGCAACGAGCTCAATCTGCCGGTCATCATTGTGGGCAAGTACATTGAGGGCGGAGCGGACTATCTAAACAGCATTCCGCAAGACATCACCATCTTCATCGACGAGTACGAAAAGATCTTCGAGGAAAATCACACCCTGCTTTCCATCATGGACGGGGCAATGAACTCAGAACACAAGAGAGTTTTCATACTGACCACCAACTCGTTGTACATCAACGAGAACCTCATACAGAGGCCAGGTCGTATTCGTTACTTGAAAACCTTCAAGGATCTCAGCACTACTGCAATCATGGAAATCGTGAACGATTGCCTGGTTCGCAAGGAGTACACTGACGACATCATTCGTTTCATATCGCTTCTAGAAATGATCACTGTTGACATCGTGAAAACGATCTGCCAAGAAGTGAACGTTCACAATCAGAAGCCCGATTCTTTTGCTGACGTGTTCAACGTTCGTAAGATCTCTGAAAAGTTCGATATTTTCCTCATCGACGAAAATACTGGAGTGCAAACTTCCGCTATGCCGATATTCACAGCAGTGAAAGTCCGCCCTCACTGTGAATTCGAAGAAGGTTACAGCTTCTACATTAACAGCGAGTACATCGGAGAGATCATTGACATCCTCGGCGACCGCATCATCAAGGTGAAAATCGATTCAGAAGGCCTCAATCATTACCAGGCTCAACTGCTTGGCGTTGATCTCGAACTTGCAAAGAAAAAAAGAATACGCAGGCCTAGAGGTTCGGCTGCCGCTAACAAAGCGTCCGAAGAAAAAGCGTCGGAAAGAGATCCGGTAGTAGTCAATCAGGACATCATCATAATGATCTCCGACTCCGAAGCAGTTCACCGTAATTTCAGAACGTCCCTGGTGTTCTAATTTTGGTACATTAACCGTAATTTAAGAATCATGAAACGAGTACTGTTAGCATTAGCATTCGTCTTTTTATCAATCGTATCGATTTCACAAGTTCTGTACTTGGACGCAGCGAAATTGGAAGTAAGGGCCGATAACGGTGATTTGATTGCAAGCAATTACTTTACAGGAATGGTCAATGCAGTATGCGGACACGAAACCATAGCAATGTGGTATGATAACGATAGAGTCGAAATTCGCAATTTGAAATTAGACCTATTGACTTCGAATTACTACACAGGAATCGTTGGTCTAGCAATAATTGCAAAAACAATAGTGAATAAAAACCAAAAAATCGAGCCGCTAATCATCCTGTACTACAAGGACAGGAAGGTAGAGACTAGGGACAAGCAACTGAACTTAATTAGCACAAGATACAGTTAACCTTAAAAAAAATCAAAATGGAAGAGAAAGATTATTTCAAAGACGAGCACAAAAAAGCGGTCGAACTTAAGCGCAGGATAGCAGCTATCAAAAAAGGAAAGAAATCAAGAGTGATTTTTTGCCAATTTCGCAGATCACGATCAGGAACTCCAATAATATTCGCAGGTACTGAAAAACAGTATTCGTACGACATTTTCATCTTCATTGACGATACTTGGGAAATTCTTGAAAAGATCATTGTTGAATTGGAAAAACAGAACGTTATCGCTATCTCTCAAATTCATGAAGTCGTTGATACAATCCGATACTCGTAAAACTTTTTTCGTGCTATGAATATAATTTAAACATGGACGAAACATTACCGACTATCACGAAGACCCTCATGTACTTGGGTGAGAAAAATCTGAACGACCGAACTTACCTGAACAATGAGAACTTGAGAGAGAAGATCAATGAGTACAACGAAAAAGTGAATAGAACTGGCGTTGGATTCGGAGAGATTGGTTATCCAGAGTACTTTGATATCTCGTTGTCAAAAGCTTCTCACTCAGTAAAGAACGTAAGAATCGAAAATGCTAAAGTTTTTGGAGACGTAACTCTACTGAAGACGAAAGCTGGAGATTCTCTACAGGAAATGCTTGATCAAGTGGTTTTCCGGCCACGAGCATCAGGAAGGGCGAACGAGGACGGAACGGTGCATATAGATAAAATTTTCGCGTTCGACGCAATCAAAAAAGAGGATGATGCATTCAAAGGCATAATTTCATCTCACGAAGTAGCAGCTAGTAAGTCACTCATTAGCAAAAGATAAATAAAAGTAAACAGATAATGGTTTATACAATTTATCGCACGTTAAATATAGTTAACGGTAAGTACTATTTAGGAAAACATCAGACTGAAAATCCAAACGACGATTATTTAGGCTCAGGATCAGCAATTAAGGCTGCCATTAAAAAATACGGAAGGGCTTCTTTTACAAAGGAAGTCCTTTTCGTCTTTGATAATGAGCATGAAATGAACTTAAAAGAAAGGGAACTAATAACTGAGGAATTGGTTGCTGATAAAAACTCGTATAATAAGGGAATTGGTGGAGAAGGAGGCCCTCACTTTAAGGGAAAAACTCATACCAAAGAAACTATAGAAAAGTTTTCTAACTCAATGAGAGGTAGAAAATTATCAGACACCCATCGATTATCAGTATCTAACAGTCTTAAAGGTCATAAACTATCGAACGAAACTAAAGAAAAGTTATCGAAAAAACAAAAAGACCGCTACAAAAGAGAGAAGCGTATCATATAAAACTATTATATGATTCGCAGTATAAATAATTCATATCGCGGGATGGACTGGAGCGGTTCCAGATCGGTCTCATAAGCCGATGACGTGAGTTCGAATCTCACTCCCGCTACTGGAATAAAATGTACCTTAGCCATAGATAAATACTATCAAATGACTGAGGTACTTTTATTATGCTGCGTAAGCCGTACAGACCGGACACGCAGTCGCTCAATGGATGCTTGACCATCCGAACAATGATTGGATGAATCAAACATTAGTCTACTTAAACATCGGAGACGCGGAAGCACTACACAAATGGAAGACTAAAATTCACTACAAAGACTTGGACTACACGGTTTTCAAAGAACCGGATCTCAATGATGAAACAACTTCCATCGCTTGCCTAACTGATAAAAAACTCTTCAATGGTCTCCCGCTCCTGTGAGCGGGAGACCATTTTTTTTCTCAAAAAAACCAGAACAATGAAAGATCCATATTTGCACCAAGAAGTAGTTCTCGAGAGATTGCTCAGGGAATACAAAGAACATGGTGGCTTGGTCGTAGCTTTTGACTTCGACAATACCGTCTATGACTATCACAAAAAGGGAGAAACTTATTACCGAGTGATTGATCTGATCCGGCGTCTCTCGAAGGTGAAAGGAATAAGCCTGGTGGTTTGGACAGGAACGGCTAAAGAAAGATATAGCTTCATTGAGGATTATCTCAGGGAGAACCTGATCCCATTTAATGCGATCAATCAAAATCCACATTTCTTTCATTCTTCAAGTCCAAAGATTTTCTACAGCATCCTTCTCGACGACAGGGCCGGACTGGAATCCGCATATCGGACCTGCTTGGCCTTTCTAAAGAAGGTTGAAGTAAAATAAGGCTAACGAGTCCTTAGCTTTAGTGGTTAGAGCAGCGGTCTCTAAAACCGTGGTCGTGGGTTCGAGCCCCACAGGACTCTCAAATTTTTTTTATCACCCAGGTTCGGTGGCTGACCTTACACTTTCACCACTCCTACTTACACAGCTGTTCCAGTTGCAGTAACTCTTTCGGCAACCAACATTGCATAATCATCCGGTAAATTTGATCAGCCGACTAACTTTTGTTTCTGTCCATAGTATAAGAAGAAAAAGTTAGCCGGATGGTCAAAAAACCGATAGCTCTCATCCAAGTATGGCTTGGAAAGTTACCAGATTACTTTCAGTATCATTACGATACCTGCGTCAACCAGAACATAGATTTCTACGTATTCACCGATCAAGAAGTTGACGCGAAATTCAATTCGCCAAACGTTAAGTTCATACCGATGTCGGTTGAAGCGATCCAAAAGAGATTGCTCGATAAGACCGGCAAAGAACTCGTCATTAAGAACAATTACAAGTTCTGTGACGTTAAGCCCGCGTATGGTGACATTTTTTCTGAGTACCTGGTCGGTTACGAGTACATAGGTTGGTACGACATCGATACGCTATTGGGCGATGTTATTTCCTGGGTGCTTCCGTACTTCAATAATTTCGATGCTATTTCTTTTGGCGAGGACGGACACATTTACAATAGGCTTTCTGGTCCATTGACTTTCATACGAAACATTCCTAGGGTGACTCAAGCTTACGTCAAAGATCCTGTGTTTTACGAGACAATGAAAGTGGAAGAGTATGCCGAGTACGACGAACGCAAGTTCACAGAACTCCTTCGAAAATTGGGAATATCGTACAAGATCATATTTGGAGCAGGAAATATGAATTCGGAAAGCTGGAAAATTCTTTTCGATGCAACTTGGTCAGGCGGAAAATTGTACATTGAAGGCAAGGAAAAATTGCTCCATCATTTCTATCGAAAGGATCTCACCAAGTTCGAGAGAAAAGGCAACACAATAGTTGCTAGCAGGAAATTCGAGTACGAAGACGACTTTTTATGGGTCACGTACTTCACCGAATCTTACGAACCTATCGTCAAGACTTTCATTCAATCACTTTCCAAATTTTCAAAGCGTAAGTGCTTGCTCTACACCGTGAATTACACATCAAAGTTCGAACATACTCTGTCCGATCAGTTCATAATTCGTAGGATCGACATCGGAACTGAAGGAGATTGGATGGACGAACGCAAGAGAAGCTTCATGACGATAACGTCAAAGGGCCTAATAAATCTCGATTCCATAAAAGCATACCCTGACAAAAAATTCATCTTTCTCGATACTGATATTTACGCGACTGCAAACATCGACGGAGTAGCTAAGTACTTTAAGGACCTGGAACATTATCCTTTGGTAAATTCTCACGTTCACGATGTCATTTATGCGCACGATGGTGGCGAACTCATCAGTTCTCTGCATTCGTTGGGAGAAGAGATCGGTGTTGACATCACTGTCTTTCCAAGGCGTAAGTGCAATGTAATGATGTACGATGCGAGATCAGCATGGTTTTTTCAAGAGCAAATGGACATTTATTACCAGCACAAGGACTCAAAGCGTCGATGCATATTCAAGTTTCACGACGAGGACACGCTGAACGTCATCCTATCGAAGTACAAGTTAGAAAAATCCCTTCCTGTGGTTGACATAGAGGAAGGTTCCACGATAGATTTGAACCGAATATCGAACTACAGTTACAATTACACAGATATTTCAATTCTAGCTAGAGTTCCAAAAACTGACAGGGACGTTTACATATTCCATGGTTACAAGACTCCGCACGATTGGCAACAGATTGATAAGCTGTACTCTCAGACCGTTCTCGATCAGGAAGATCTATTGGTGAAGTACGACGGAAAGGATGTCATCCTCACCAAGAATTCGTTCATTCGAGATAAAAAATTCGATCCTACTGTCATCGTGAAAATGTTCGATCAGGATGGAAATTTAGTTTTCGAATTTCCTTGGCAGATATTCACCACCCAATTTTTCTACATCTGGGACGCGACATTAACAAAGGGAACCAGGTACTTGATAGAACTTGAAGAGAGTTCGAGCAAGCGATTGGTCTTTAGGCAGGAGTTCCTTGCAAAGTAACGATAAATAGCATAAAGTAATTATCATGTCGTACTTAGCTAGACCGTTTTGCCGTTTTTTGAGTATAATAATCCTTCTAAACCACGAAACTAATGGACTTTGAACATGATTCTTACGCTAGCGAAATGATGACGTTATTTCGTCAATTCAAATTGGGTCAATCACTCCACAAATGCAAGATGATAGTACATGATGACCTGCAGGTAACCGAAAACATAATAGTTCGCCACATGGTGGGCGAATTGTCTTCGCAGATCCTGAACCAGAATCGGTCTGCTTTGACAAAGAAACCTGGACAGAATTTCAACACTACTGAGTTCGAAATCAAGCTCTTAGTGTTGAAACCTGAAGACTTCAGGACAATCGTCGAAGTCGCAATCCAAATGCTTCCAGAGGAAACGCTTAAAAAGATTAGAAATGGAAAGTGCTAAAGAATTGATCGACCACGAAGTTGTTGTGGTTAAGGATTGGTGGAAAAAAACCGTTACCTTTTTTAAACACCTCGGGAACATTCTACTCATTGCAGTTGCCCTTGTCGCCGGCTTTTTCATCGGCTATTACTACTTCGTCTTCATCGACAAAACTGCTCATCGTTCTCCAATGAAGGAGATCAGAACGATCCAAACCACTTCTATCGCAATCAGCGAAAGGAATGAACTCCTTCTCCTCAATCGGGCAACCGGAGACTACACAGTTTACCAGGATTCGGTAGGCTTGGCAATCTTCAACATGTATGCCCAAACCAAGTACAATCAAGTAGTTAACCCTGCTCCTGTACCAATAATAACCAAAGTTGTTAAGTAATCATGCGGATAAGGATGACAATACTGCTCATCCTTGTCGCGTTTTTGGGAGCAGTTTGGTCCTACGAACACTTCAAGGATAAGGGAGATTTCATCGACCATTCCGAAATCAAAGTTGAACAGGGACCTCCGTGCGTCAGACTATACGATTATCTCATTAAGTACTCAGAAAAATACGGAGTCCCATTTCAAATTGCATACGGAATAGCGAAGAGCGAAAGTGAGTACCGTGGTCCATTCCACTGGTCGTACGATCCGAAACTCACGTCAAGCGCTTTAGCGTACGGAGCGATGCAGATACAAGCGCCAACTGCGACATTCATCTGGAAAAGGAAAGTCACGTCAAAGGAACTCCTGACCGATCTGGAGTTCAACGTGGAAACCTCAATGAAGATAATGCAGTACCTTTACAAAATATCCGGACGTTGGGACGTAGCTCTTGGGTACTATAACACCGGAAAACCTGTCATAAACGGATATTCTAGAGAAATAATGAGACAATACAAAAATTAGCCAGCCTTTTATTACTTATCGTCGCTCTATCGAGTTGCGCAGAAATATTACAGCAAAAGAACCCGGAGAAACCGTACATTATTATTTCTAAGGGTCGTCGCCAAGATATTAAATTCAAGCCAGGAATGATCGACTACTTGTATTCCAGTAGCAATGGCATGCAGGTCGAATTCATAGATTCGGTGGGTAAGTATAGTATCGGCGACACCATACGATAATGGCAATCGAAAAAGAAATACAACGTGGTTCGATATGTTGATTGTATTTTCATAACCAAAGCTAAACCTGGACATGCACATTGCGACGATTACTGATACATTCAGTGCTATGCCAAAAAACATTCCAAGAAGATCGAAGACCGGGAACTTACGTCAAAATCGCAGTAAAAAACATTTTCTGGATTCATGGACACGTTCGTTTCGTATGCGAAGTGATGCAAACTGACGGAGTTTTATCTTACGAAATATGTATCAATGAACCTTCTCGATTGACTGCCTTCGATTGGCAGTGGCCAGACAAATTACAATGGTCAATTGGCCGACCCTAAAATAACTTTATGAAAATGGCAGATTTCTGTACAAAATGCGCAATTGAAATGTGGGGTACTGAGTTACCGCCGGACATTGACATTCAAAAAATAGCCGATGACATGGAACCCGGACACTACACCGCAGTTTTGTGTGAAGGCTGCGGAATGATAGCCATCGCTAAGGACGAAAATGGAAACATCCTCATTGGAGTCCTGAACGAGGAAGAAGAAAAAGATCGACTCGAAAAGAAAAGGAAAATCCAACGACCGGTAAAATGGATTCCTTATGCCGAGTGGGAAACTAACTACAAGGGACTTCAGATAGCAGACTGATGAACGCAAAAGCATACTTCAAAACGCATGCCAAGACCGAAGGTTCAGTAATGGGAATGTTCGAAGAACCGATCATTCAACTGATGGAAGGGTATGCTATTATAAAGGTCCTCGAAAGAACCGAACCTCTTATACCTCCGCCACTAAGTTCGATCGAGGACGATGGACCAGTAATCAAGCACTTCCAGGACGACTGCCAACCACCGCCAGACGATGGTTACGGGAGCGTCCTGGAAGTGCGCATTTCCGGGGAAACTATTAACCTCATATATTCACCTTCCGTGAACCTTAATCATTCTAAGTAGTATAATAACCTAAAAATCTAATTCTTATGCAGTACACAAAAATCGATCAGGGGTTTCACCTGATTTCTCAGCAAGTTAGCGACAGGCGAGTTGCTGTAAATGTGACCAAACCGACCAATCACGTATTGATCGTTGACGTCTCCGGCTCAATGTATAGCCAGTTACAGTTCATTCGTACTCAGCTTAAGAACAAGCTCTCCCACATCATGAACCCGGGAGACACGATTACAATTATTTGGTTCTCTGGAAGCAGCCAGGCCGGTATCCTCGTTGAGGAAGTCGAAGTAAAGTCTCTCAAGACTCTCGATGCCCTTCACAAAGCTATTGACCAGTGGTTGAAACCGGTAGGCCTTACCGCGTTCCTGAAACCGTTGCAGTTGGCTAAAGAAGCAGTCAGCCGCATCCAGAAAAACAGGCCGAACAGCGTTAATTCGCTCATCTTCCTTACCGACGGTTACAACAATGACTGTCCGTGGCCGGAAGTAGTAAAGACTCTCAAGGGAATGGAAAGCGATTTCGCTGCCACAACCTTTGTTGAGTACGGTTACTATGCCGACTCCAAACGCCTCACCGAAATGGCCGGTCTTATCGGCGGTGAAAAAATCAGCTGCAGTAATTTCGACGATTACGAGCCGATGTTCGACAAGAAAATTTCCACCGGCCAGTTCGGAGGAAAGAAAATTACCGTTGATGTTCACAATGACCTCTACGATTTCGCTTACTCGGTAACCCCTATGGGAGGTGTAATCCTTTACACAATCGAGGACGGAAAGATCCTGGTCAGCGAGGATGTTGACACGATCTATTACTTCTCAACGAAACCTCTCGGCACGGATGCCGGTGGATTCGACATCGCTTCGATGTACGCAGCAGTCTACGTCCTTTCGGACAAACTCATGAACGAAGACGCTGAAAAGCTGTTCTACGTTCTGCAGGACCCGTACCACTACCGCATGCTCGCAAACGCTTTCGGTAAGCAGAAGCTGAATGCCTTCAAAGCCGCAATGAACGAATGCGTTGCAAACGTTGCAAAGCGCTTCCCTGAGGGAACTGCCCCAATCCAGCCAGTCGACGACAATGCATATTGCGTCATGGACCTCATCAACGATCTCGGCGAGATGGACAACAAGTTCTATCCTAGCCACGATCGATTCAATTACAACCGTATCGGTCGTAAGCGCGAAATCGCTGTAAACGAAAGCGGCGAACCGGAACAGATAGATGCAAAATTCATCGACACCGACCCCAACCGTGGTTACTCTCTCACCAGCCTCGTATGGAACGAACACCGTGCAAACCTTTCGGTACTTTGCCGTATCTACGGTAAGGTGGAACTCCCTGTCAACGAGCACAACATCACTGAGGTTCCTTCCTTCAAATTCAGGGCATTCACCCTCATCAAGGACGGTATCCTTAACATCATCGAACTCCCGGTCAATTACACCGAGAACTTGTACAACCTGCTCCTGAGCAAAGGCATCAAAGCTGAAATCGAAGAAGACTACATCATCCTCGACCTTGGCAGCCTGCCTCTCATCAACCGGTCAATGATCAAAGCCATCTCGGCAAACGATCTGGCCCGTCAGGAATGGGAACTTCTGAAACTCCAGGGAAAGAAAAAAGTTTACGATTACTACCGTAAAGCTCTCTTCCCGAAAGAAAGCAAATCCTATGCAGAAACCTACGGTGCCGAAGCAGCTGAATGGCTGAAAGCAAACGGTATCACTGACTACAACGGTTTCTCGCCGAAGACCACCGCTGATGAATCAACTGACTTCTACATGTCGGTCAACCTCTTCACCAAGGTGAAAGGCCTCTCTTCCTTACCGAAGGTCGAGGATGTCATCGCCAAGATTGCAAAAGGTACCCCGCTGAAAGTGTCGGAAGAACTTCTCGCCGTAGCAATCGACGAGTACAACCAGCAGCTTCAGTCTCCTATCTTCACTACCTTGCCGGCTGAAGAGCAGACAAAGGTTCTGCAGAACTACATCACAAAGAAATCCGACGACTTGAACAAAGCACGCCGCAATGTTCTGAAGGAAATCGCAAAGATCAAGTTCTCGCTGATCCTTTCCAAAAAGTGGTTCACCGAATTCAAATCGTTCGACGAAAACACTCTCAGCCTGGTGCTTGACGGTACTCCTCTAGACTTCACGTTCGAGATGACCGAAAAAGCCGAACTTGTTTAATCCTTAACTGGAACTACAGACAAGTGGAGAGCAATCTCCGCTTGTTTTTTGCCCAGATGGTGAAATTGGTAGACACGCTGGTTTTAGGAACCAGTTCGAAAGAGTGCAGGTTCGATTCCTGTTCTGGGCACAACCCAAATAAATAACACCAAGAACGATCCAAACAACCCAACGATGAAGCCTACGTACCCTTGGCCATCAGTAAATGGAAACCCGCCGGCACACGATATGTCTGACGAACTATCAGCCCAGATAAAGGAACTATCCAAGGAATCAGATACATCATCCACCCTTGAATCCGCCCGCCTGCTTATTCGGGATGTGACCAAAGAAGAATGTCCATGGCTTCCACGTGATTTCTTTGCAGGTCAAATAGTTTATGAGTACTACGGTTACTGCCACGGCGTCATAAGCCCTACCGGAACTGCCTGCACGTTGGTGGAAAAAGAAACTCCATGCTACGAATTTCCCACCAATTCATTGGGACCCTTGTAACCTTTCTTCGAATCACTTGTGTAAATTTCTAAATGCATTTACTGGAAGTGGAAATTTTTTCCTTAACCTGTTGTATAGATAAAAAATAAAGAAGCATGGAAACTTCATGTAAATTATGCAATAGGAATTTTACAACCGTCAACGGTTTATCAAAACACATTAAATACACACACAAAATAACCACTAAGGAGTATTACGATGAATATTTGAAAATTCCTAACGAAGGAATATGCGTTGTGTGTGGAAACGAAACGCCATTCGTTAGATTCGGGTATCCTCATAAAACGTGCTCTAAATTGTGTGGAAATCTAATAAAATTTCCAGTGACCGTTGAATTTTGGAAAGCTAGAGGTTATTCTAATATCGAAGCCATTAATAAGGTTAGAGAATTTCAAGTAGTACAAGAGAAAAAAGTAAAAAATCACAAATCTAATACAACTATCCAGTATTTCTTGGACAAGGGATATTCTGAAACAGATGCAATCTCAGCCTTAAAAGAAAGGCAAAGTACTCGTCTTAAACGAAAATACATTGAAAAATACGGGGAAAAAGTTGGAACGGAACGATATGAGAAAACTAATGCGAGTTGGAGCACAAAAATGGAAACCCAGTACCGTGCTGGAAAATTTTCTAAATCTCCAAAAACAAAAGTTTGGAAAGTAACGTCTTCTTCAGAATTGCAATTGGCTGAAACTTTACAAGAAAAACTAGGAAAGCCTCTGTTGTTCGGAAAAAACCAATTGAAGATATTTGATGGCGTACAGTATTACTATTTTGATTTATGCGATATAGAACATAAAAAAATAATAGAGTATAATGGAGATTACTGGCACGCCAATCCGAAGAAATTTTCAAAAAATACGATAGTTCGTAATGGATTGTCGGCTAATGATCTTTGGAAAAAAGACATAATAAAGCGTCGAGTTGCTAATAGATTGGGGTATAAGATATTAACGATTTGGGAGAGCGATTATTTAAAAGAACCTTCGATGTGTATTGAAAAATGTTTAAAGTTTTTAAGCTATGGAAATTGATTTCGAAAAGGAAATATTGAAATTCACAGAAACGCAGTTAGGTTCTAATTTTAAATTTAGACCACAACAAATGGAAATTATCATTGATATACTTCAATCTTATTTTGAAAATCCAAATGGAATTTATTTATTGGATGCTCCTACTGGGAGTGGAAAAAGTTGGATCGCTATGATAGTCGCAGGCGTGTTAACAAATCACAGTAAACGAGGTTACATTCTAGCGTCAGATTTAGTTCTCCACCAGCAGTACGTCAATGACTTCAAGAAAATGCAGTTATGGAACTGGGGAAACATAAAGGGCGTTGACAATTACAACTGTGCGGTCAACGGCGAGAAGTTCTCAGTTGGAGACTGCAAGAGCAAGGGAATTTCCTACGATGCTGCCGAATCCTTGACCTGTTTCAAGCACTGCGGTTACTTGATGGCAAGAAGAAAAGCAATCAGATCTCCTCTCGCTTTACTGACCTATCCGTACGCTCTCATTCAAAGGAATTACGTTGACAAGAAACAAGTAGAGAACGGCAAGCAGCCACCATTTGCAAAGAGGGACTTCGTCGTATGCGATGAAGCTCACAAGATACTCGACATCGCCCAAAGTCATTTCAGCCCAATAGTTTCAAGAGAAGTCTACAAGAAAGTTGAGAAGCTGATAAGCGACATGTTCGACATCGGCTTGAGACTTCCACGAATTGACATCGAAAGGCTCACAGCTTTAGTCGATGATGTGTACGCTGAAGAAGATAACCGAGTTCTGCTAGAAAAACTGAAAGAAATCACTAAGATTTACGAGAGAGTAGTCGGAGCAACCGCAGACATTCGCGAAGTAGCAGGAAGGGAATTCGAAGGACGAGACGTGCCTAAGGATTGGCTTGTCGTGTTCAATCTCACTGACTGGTGCAAGGACGTTCACTGCAAGCTCGAAGATTACTGCGAGATCATTGACAAGGTCGGAGTCGAGAAGATGGTGAAAAACCCGAACGATACGAGCATAGTTTTTAACTGCATCGATGAGTACTACCTCTTGGGAAAACACTTCTTCAATCAATTCGGTTTCAAGTTGTTAATGACTGCAACGATGGGCAATCCAGCAGACTTCATGCGCAATCACGGAATAAAGAATGCTAAGTACTTCAAGATGGATTCTCATTTCAATTGGGAGAATTCGCCAATCATTTACTATCCAGGCAAGAAAATGTCTGCCAGATTCCTAGAGGATAACTTCGAATGGGGAGTAAACACCCTCGTGAACATACTTAACTCACACCCAGAGGATTCCGGAATAATTCACACTGGTTCTTATGAGCTTGGCCAGAAATTGTGGAAGGCTTTACCCAAAAATGTGAGCAAGAGGGTCCTGCTGTACAAAGGATCGGAAGAGAAGGACACGATGCTGAAGAAAATGAAGAAGAAACAGGGACTGGTCCTCATGGGTCCTTCCTTGCTCGAAGGTTTGAACCTAATCGACGAACTTTCTCGCTTCCAGGTGTTCATGAAAGTTCCGTACCCCCATCTCGGTGACAAGTATGTAGCTGCAAAGCTCAAGTTCTCGCAAAAGTGGTACACCTGGAAGACACAAATTTCCGTACTGCAGGGACTAGGTCGTAGTATTAGACATAAAGATGATTGGGCTGTCACTTACTTGGTCGACGGTTGCTTTTCGGATTTATTTCGTGAGTCTGACTTGCACAACGATGATTTAATTAAAAATAGATTAACTATGGTACGTAAGTAAAACCATTATGTGAGTTATATAAATAAAAACAAACTCACATGCAAATCTATAAAATTACGAATTTAATAACTGGAAAATTTTACATAGGTAAGGATGAAAAAGATAGAGCGAATTATTTCGGTTCTGGTAAGATTATAAAATTAGCTATTAAAAAATACGGATTGGAAAATTTTAAAAAGGAAGTCTTAGAAACATGTAATAATAAAAAGAGCCTATGTGAAAGAGAAAAATTTTGGATTAAAAACTTAAATTCTCAAGTAAATGGTTATAATATAGCAAGTGGTGGAACAGGCGGTGATACATTAACTAATCATCCAAATCGAATGCAAATAATTGAAAAACGAAAACTCTCAAATACTGGCAAAAAACGATCACCTGAATTTTGTCAACTCATGAGAGATATTAATTTTCGAATTGATAAATCACGCAGATTGCTAAGTGGCAAAAAGGCAGCAAAAACTAAAAGTGAAAGATGGCAGACTGATGGGTATACCGAAAAAGAACGCAACGGTAGGTCTATAGCTACTAAAAAACTGATAGAATACAGTAAGAGCGAAATTGGCAGGAAGACAATTTCCGATAGGCTTAAGGGAAAGTCTAAAAAACCATTTACTGAAGAACATAAATGCAATATTGGAAAAGCTAGCAAAAATCGGCCGGGACCAAATAAAAAAAGAATTCAAATAGACGAAATCATCTATGAAAGTTTGCACGATGCCTCTAACCAACTGATGTTAGCCGTAACGACAATTAGATATAGATTATTAAGTTCAAAATTTAGCAATTGGAAATATTTAGAACATTGAGATTATGTGGTCAGTAAGGACTCCGGACGATTGGGCTGTAACTTATTTAGTCGATGGATGCTTCGCCGACCTATTCCAAGCAGCAGGAGATCAATTTCCAATAGAACTCAGGTCCAGAGTGAAGGTGGAGTATAAATAATCAAAATACTCCATCATCATGCGCAAACACACGATGATTTTCGAAGAATTCGACGTAAATCAATTCATGGAAAATCCAGAAGCCGAATTTGCAAAGAACGCAGATAATCCAGAAATAGAAGAAGGTGATTACGTTGAATCTTACAGGGGAAAAGGTCAAGTCGTAGAACTTAACGGTGATTTCGCAAAAATTCAATTGACCGGATCGGAAGGAGTAATAGTAAAGGTTCCAAAATTCTCATTAAAGAAATCGAGCGCTCCGCAGAGCACGACTCCATCTGTCGATGCCCATCCTGAACTTCAAGAAATGGCAGAAAAGATGACAGAATATCTCGGATTCTTGGAAGAAGATCCTAAAGCCATCAATTTGCGTGCAGCTGAAGAGCTGTTACAAACTGTACTGGTTGACATCATCAACCTTCAAAAACAGGATCCTAGTGTAGCTCGAACGAAAGAGTTCGACGTCATTTGGCACGGTGCAGTTAGTTTAGGTAGCAAAATGGTCGATGTTTCTCCAGGATTGAAGGACGATGTCGATGTCATTCTGTCCAAGTTCGAGGATATGGAGAACATCCGTTAACTTTCATCTCACTTTTGGTATAATAACTTCAAAATACGTGAAGCATGAGAATTGCAATTCATTATTGTGTAAATTGCGGAGCACAGTACGTGTTCCAATGGTCTGGCAGTTATAACGCAATAGGCATTCCGAAAGAATATCAGGATAAAGAGTACTGCCCCGAATGCAAAAAAGCAATAATCGAAGCTTTAGCTCCGATTGAAAAGAAAACGGAGATCAAGTGGCTTCCTACAACGGAAGTAACGTTAAAAGAATTATTGGACCACGAAAAAGCTGTGCGTGAAGAACGAATTGCTGCTCAACACGATCAACCAGGTTTCGCGTTGCCATTGATGGAAAGAGTGTTCGCTCACTTGACCAATTTCGAGACTGGCGAACATAGCAGAGACGCAATCGTCAAGTATCAAAACAGAGAGTACTCGTATCATTACTGGGATTCACATCCAGAGGATGCAAAAATAAACGTAAAAGCTCGGGTTCATTTTGGATCCACGGATATAGTCGCATACTACTAACATGGCAGAAATACTCATAGCACCGGATTACTTAAAGGACAGATCGAAAAGAACTCTGTTTCTTGCTGGTGGGATAAGCAATTGTCCGGATTGGCAAGCAATAGCAATAAAAAAGGTGATAGAGGTTCCACAGCTTATCATCATGAGCCCAAGGAGACCGTACTTCGACATCAATGAGCCAAAACTCACGATGGAACAGATAACTTGGGAGCATCATCACCTTGCATTAGCTGGCATCATTATGTTTTGGTTCGCAGAAGGATCCACTAATCCCATCACTCTATTTGAATATGGAAGATGGGGTAGACTTGGAGAAAAAAGAAAAACTTGGTCAGAACGCAGGATATTCGTTGGAACTGACCCAAATTATCCTCGTAATATGGACGTTAAGATACAAACATCGTTGGACAATGGCGAGTACGTTCACGATTCATTAGACGCAATGCTCGATGCAGTAAAATTTCACCTAGACCACACCTAACATGGCAACATATCACTTCTTTTGGAACGGTCCGTTCTCGCAATGGTACAAGAGCGAATTCACAGAAAACGGAAAGACTTTCTGCACTGCTGAGCAGTACATGATGTACCAGAAAGCAATGCTAATGGGAGATCCGAACACTGCCGCTAGAATAATGCAAACGAACAATCCGCGAGTTCAGAAACAACTGGGACGTGAAATTCAAGGGTTCAATGCTCAATTATGGGATGAGAACAAGGAAAGGATCGTGTACGAAGGTAACATGCTAAAATTCACCCAGAATCCCGAGTTGAAGGAAGCTCTGATGGATACTGGAGAATCAATCATAGTAGAAGCGAGTCCCGTAGACAGCATCTGGGGAATCGGCATGGACGCAGATCATGCGATCAGAGTGGAACCAAGCAAATGGCCAGGTCTTAACTTACTCGGAAAAGCGATCATGAAAGTACGGGGCACTTTGAAAAGTGGTACAGTATAAACAAAAACCATCATGGTAGTATTCAAAGGACACAAACCGGCTGATCGCCACGAGCTCAGCCAGATGCTGAGAGGTATCAATGGCCCATTCTGTTTTTACGACGATCTTTCGTTGTGGGACCAGTGTAAGTACGATGGTCGTTCATACATTGCTGCCGTGATACGAAAAGCTTTACAATACCTCCTCGCTAGAAGGTCAGTACCGATGGACTCTGTTCTCCAGATCAGCGGTAAGCAAGATTGACATGTATAGGTGACTGGACAACGCTTTTGAGACAAGGTCATTCCACTGGAAAATTGGACGAGGAGTTTTCAAAACTAAATTTCAAGAATTGGTATAAATAGTATCGGAACATAGAGCCTCGCTCTTCTGTTCGTCTCGAGCCTGCGGGCCCTCGAGTGATCGACTACGGTCACAATGAGATGAGCAAAAATAATGCACCAAAGCTATGTACCAAAATCAATCGAGCACCCTAAACGTGGGTCGCTCCAATGTCAATAATTGGCCAATTGCTCACATTACAGTGAACAGAAATCGCCTCAGACTCTACGATTCAAATGTTTACCTCAAGAACGGATCAACGTTCGAGATCGAATTGTGGAACCCCAAAACAACAAGAGTTCTTGCAAAAATCATGATCAATGGAGTTAACGTCTCCAGTGGTGGAATCGTCGTGAATCCTGGACAGAGAGTATATCTCGAAAGGTTTCTTGATGTTGATCACAAGTTCCTATTCAACACCTACGAAATCGAAAATTCCGTCGAAGCAGTCGAAGCAGCCCAGCTGAATGGACTCGTGAAGATCGAATTCTTTGATGAACAGGTCGTTTACCCAGGTTGTCATACGACACAGTGGATTTACGGAGCAAGAACGATCACAATCAGCCCACCTCAACCTCTGTATCGTAATGACTATTTCTTCGGTACCACGAACACAGGAGGAGTGTCTGGCTCAGGAAGCTCTTTCACCACAAACAATGCCAATGCAAGCATGACTGGCGACCTGAATGTAAGCAATTACATGAACAATGCTAGCTTATCTTGCAGCAACAATGTTTCCCAGGATTCTTTGAACTTTTGCGACAGTTTTTCAGATGACTCACCACGAGGACCGAAAGTCAGAAGTAAACTTTCAAAATCATCATTGGAGACCGGCAGGATAGAACAGGGAGGTAAGTCAGACCAGCAATTGGTCGACACTTACGGATCTTTCAATTCGTGGGCTTGTAATACTTATTCTTACCGGATTCTTCCGGAAAGTACGAAACCGATCGAGGTCGGAGAGGTTCGTAGAAAATGTCCGAACTGCGGCGCTAAAGTGAAAAGCCACTGGAAAGCCTGCCCTATCTGTTCGACTAAATTGACCGCCTAATACAATTTGGGAGAGCGAGGCTCAAATTGTTCCACTCCTTCAGGATAAATAACTCCAAATTACGTTAACGAATATGGACAGCAATAACATGAACATACCTAACATGGACGGTGCTAATCTTGGAGGTTCAACCAAAATCTTAAATTTCGAAGAATTCTGCGCAGCTCAATCTGGCGGAATGGCCGCTCCTGGTGGAGATATGCCAGCTGAACCTGCAACTCCAGAAATGGAAATGCCTGCTACCGAAACGGAAGGCGGAGATGACGTTACTGTTCTCGACGATACTGATGCAGCCGCTGGAACCCCAGCAGAACCAGAAGATGGAGAGAAACCTGAGGAAACTCCAGCAGTAGACTAAGCACACTCACTTTTACTAAAAAATTCGGTTAGAAAATGGCAGGTTCTCGCAGCGATGGCGATGTTAATCTCTTGATGAATGAGATCCTTGATGCTTTAGAAATAATAAAGAAACAGCTTCCAAATGGAGAATTGAAGGCGATCCAAGAAAAGATCACCAACATTGATTCGACTCAGGAAGACATGAAAGAGGACCTGCGTGCCATAAAACGTCAGCTACTTGACCCTGAGGATGGAATCGTTGTCCGGGTCAATAAGAACACCGAATTCAGAAAGAAATCAGAAGCGGAAGAAAAGGATTTTCAAAAACTAATTACTGAACATCACGATCTTCAAGCCTTCAAAACAAAAAAAGAAGCTGAAGAAAAGGAATACCAGAAAATGCTTGATGAGCACAAGGAAATCCTTTCCTTCAAAACCACGGTGACTAGAGTCCTTTGGATCATCTTCACTGCATTAGCCGGAATCATTTTAGCTATGGTATTCGGTCAACAATTGAAATAACAATGGGACGGATCGTCGAAAATTTCACCCAATTCATGCAGCAAGCTGCAATCACACAGATGGGCGATCCGTACATATTCGGTAAGAACCCGAAAAAGAAACCTCCGAGACCTAAAAAATCACAGGTCAAAGCTAAACCCAAACAACCAGTTCAGTAGTATAATATCGATATGAAAAAAATTCTTAAATCGATATGAGTCATACTACTGTGAAGGAAGCTGGAATCCTTATTACTATCAACGAAGACAAAGGAAGCACGTATTACGATGAGGAACTCGCAAAGGACCTCGTTGCATTATGGGGCATCCGTCACATATTGACTCCAGAACAAAAGGAGAGGATCCATGCGATCACTCAGGAAAAATACATTTAGCTTATGTCAATGAAACCGGAACCAAAAGTATACACTGAAGATCTGATTTACGAGGAATGCATACGAATGCACGCTTACCGATGGATGAAAGAGTACCAGGATCAGACGAGCGTTCAGTATCTCGAATTCAACGGAGGAGCTCTGATCACGCATTTCTGTTCTAAGTACGGAGCTCACACAGTAGCAGGAGATCTCGATCGAAAAATAATCGAGTTCATCAGCTAAATGGAACTGTTCGTAAGTCGAAAGATAAAGGTAGCTTTAAGCCCAATTCACAGGTTCGGAGTGTTCGCAATAGACGATATAAGTGCAGGCGAATTGATAGAAGAATGCCCATTTCTGGACTTGTGCTTGAAACCGTTCGAAAGCAATCCACTTTTACAGGACTATCGATTTAACTATCCCAACGGACCAATGACTCCTGAAACAAAACAGGTTGTCGTATTGGGTGCAGGGTCAATGTACAATCATAGCAACAATGCTTCAGCGTATTGGGTTTCTGATGAAATCCGTCGAACGTTTAAGTTCTTTGCTAATCGAGACATAAAGGCCGGTGAAGAAATTTTTGTGTACTACGGAGGTCCCGAGTACTGGAATGATGGACGAACTAACATTGAGGTAAAGTAAAATGGCAGCAAAAGGTAAATCGAACAAGGACATATACCGTTGGGTAAAGAAAGTCATCATGACATGCGATGATCCACAACAGTTAGTAGGCGCTGACAAGCTTGCTGAATTGTTCCTAGCGAAATTGACTCGCGAGAAGCACCCTACCATGCAGACGGTCAGGAGAAACCTCTATTCAATGTTCGTCATAAAATTACATGATCTGATAGACTAATGAAAGTAATATTTGTAGACATAGACGGTCCACTCGCTTACGGCTTTTGGGAAAGAGGACCTAGGATAAATGAGAACCTCAAGCTCCCTTACTCATGGGAAAAGGAAGATTGTGACGCTTTGTCAGAAATAATCAAACGTACGGATGCAAAGGTAGTCATCAGTTCAGATTGGAAGAAGCACTACACGCTTGAGGAACTTGGACTGTTCTTCGAGTTCTACAACATTCCTAACGTGATAATTGGAGCTACTCACGAGCGAAAAGCTAAACTTAGTTCAGCTCAGCCATACGACAGAGCTTACCAGATAAGGGACTGGCTCGAAGAGCATGCTGACGAAGTTGAAACATGGGTAGCGATTGATGATATGAACATCGGTCCGTATTTCGAAGAAATGACAACTGAATACCCTTACATCACGAAGGAAAATCACATTTGGCTGATAGGCGATTGGTCGGCTACGATCGAACGACTACGCGATAACGTTGATAAAATAATTGGCATACTGAATGAAAAAACCAGATAACATTGACTTACCTGCATTAGCAAATGAATATGCCGGAAGCATAGTCCAAGCATTAGCTATCGCTCAGCAAAACAAGCAGATCAATGGACCTGCTGACTTACAGCTTCTCATAGCTGCAGGAATCGAAACTGGGCTTGAGGACTTTCTTGAAAAATTAGACAATACACCTAAAATCGAATTAGGATGAAACTTGAAGTATTTGAACTGTTAATAACTACGCTAGAAAAGCAAAGCAAAAAGAGCTTTGATTTGTCCGAACTTGGTGTTGATTTAATGCATTACGAGGACGGATGGGTTGGAGCAGTAAGCTTGCTGTTCAATGTATATTATGGCAGGGACGCAGCCGAATGGATTGATTGGTATCTCTACGAGAGAAATTCTGATTCAAAGGAAGTTCAAGCATGGGACATCGATAAAAATCCAATCTGCTATGACATTCCGAGCTTATGGAAGCACGTTGAAAGCATGAGAGTTAGAGAGTCGTTCGTTGAATTCGAACTGCCAAAGAAGACTGTTGTTACTGAAAATGATTTACACAATTTTTTCCATAAGGCGTAATTTTTGGTATAATAGTACAAAGCAATATCATGCACAAAATGCTAAAAAAATTGCAATACAAAGTAAAACGCATGAACGTTAAAACACGTATCAAGCGTAGACACATGTTGGAGAAATCCGCCATGAAAACCTTGAATTTCGAGCAAAAAGAAATTTTTGATCTCGTCGTTGGCGAAGCTAAGAAGCATCCTGAAGCAATTCGGTACGACAGGGTTGACAATGAAACGCTCATAGTTCTAAAGGACCTCATAATCACGATCAAAAGCGACTCGAAAGATTACATGGTTTACGTTGACAACCATAGAGGCTTTCATTCGCAATGGTTCTATCAAGCAGCGTATGCACTGATGAACGAAATAGTTGACAGAGAAGCACATAGGTTCAGAAGAAAATTGAAACATGAAACTAAGATGAACATTCGTGCCTTCTTACGTGGAATAGCCGAAGATCGGCACGCCATCGATGCCGAAGGTAAATAATAAAAAGATGACTAATCATGAATATCGTATTTGCGGACACATTTACAAAGAGCCTCAGGAAGCTCCGGATCCACAATCGGTGGTACTGGAAGCTTATCGACCTGTGCAGGTACGATATTCCGCGTTTCTGCACTAACGTTTGGCAATTCAGGAAAGAACTCTGGAATAACTACAAGTTCGACAGCAATGGTGCACTTCGTATGCTCAAGAAAAACCTGGAGCGTAATGCAAACTACTTGGAATTTTACGGTTACGAAATCGAAGAATCTCGCAACAAAAAGATTGAAAAAATGCATAGGGCAATCGAAATTCTCGAACATCACATCGAGGATGACTTTATTGAACTTGCAGAAAAGGAGTTGGGATACGAGCTCGTAAGTCGTTGGAATTTCGGAGAACCAGACGAAAAAGGAATGGTAGCTCTTCTCGACGATGAAACTGAAGAAGAAAAAGTCAAAAATAAGGCCCTTTTTGAATTATCTCGTAAAATCGAAAAAGATACTTGGAAAGAACTGTTCAGAATCCTCGAAGGTCAAGACTACGATGATTATTCTGAGTATATCAAAGATATGACCGATGAAGAGAAAAAAGCTGAGAATCTTTGGTATAAATGGTTTGACGGGAGCGGTCTGAAAGGGTGGTGGGATTAGTCGTGAAGAGTTGGTGAATTAATAACGGAATAGAAGTTACTTTTGATCCAAGATTTAAGAATAGGAATATAGCTGATAAGAAATACGATAATATAAAAAATATAGTTGTAAAATGAAAAGGGAATTAAAAAAATACATCCAAGACCATTTTAGTATGGTTGGTGAAGAACATGGTCTCATCGTCAAATTTGACGGGGAAATCATATTAATAAAGGATAATGATCATTTTGGAGGATGGAAATATGTTACAAAAGAAGGTGATAATATAGTTTATAATATGATGCCTAACTTTGATGATTTATTTATTAATCTTCTTATTGAAGATATGGCAGAACAGTTGATGAGGGGAGTAGATAGAAAATCAATAAAGATTATTAATGCTCCTAAAGAAATAAGATATACGTTAGAATAGGAGATAAAATAGTAGAATGTTAGAAATCAATAAAATATATTGTGGAGATACTATTGAAATGATGAAACAGATTGATGATAAATCTGTTCAACTTGTAGTTACTTCACCTCCGTATCGTAGAGGACAACGAATAGATGGTAACTTGCCCATACTGCGGAGTTTCTGGAAAAACTAATGGCATGTACAGATGGCATTTCGAAAATTGTAAAAGGAAATAAATGGTAAAGATAGCGCAAAATACTAAAACTCCACTAGTAGACGCATTTGGTAAGGATTTGACTCAACTTGCACTCGACGGTAAGCTTGACCCAGTTGTTGGGCGAATTGCCGAGATAAAAAGGTGTAGTCAGATACTTTCGAGACGCAAAAAGAACAATCCATTACTAATTGGCGAACCTGGAGTAGGTAAGACTGCGATAGTGGAGGGTTTAGCAGCAATGATCACTAACCGGACCTGTCCAAGGGTTCTATTGGGAAAAAGAATCATTGCTCTCGAACTTGCCAACCTCGTTGCCGGGACTAAGTATCGCGGTGAGTTCGAACAGCGCATGGAACAGATAATTCAGGAAGTTCAGAACAATAGGAACATGATTCTGTTCATTGACGAAGTTCATGCTCTAGTTGGAGCCGGAGCAGCTAGCGGATCGCTCGATGCTGCCAATATTCTCAAGCCTGCATTAGCTCGTGGTGAAATTCAGTGCATTGGAGCTACAACTATCGACGAATTTCGTAATTCCATCGAAAAGGATGGCGCTTTAAGCCGTAGGTTCCAACAGATCATCATAAATCCTCCGACATCGGAAGAAACTCGAGAAATCCTCGAGAATATCAAAGAAAAGTACGAAGACCATCACTCCGTGAGGTACACAGTCGATGCATTGGACGCTTGCGTCAAGTACAGTGAACGATACATTCAAGATCGGTGGCTTCCGGACAAAGCAATCGACCTGATGGACGAAGCTGGAGCGACAGTTCACATAAGCGGTGTGGTTGTTCCCGCAAACATCAAAAATCTCGAAGAAAAGCTAGCAGGAATCATCAAACAAAAGAACGATGCTGTCAATTCACAGCAGTATGAAGCTGCGGCGAAATTACGTGATAGAGCATTAGCGGTTGCCGAAGAAATAGCGGAAGCAAAAAGAGAATGGGAAAAAACTCTTAAAGCGAATCGCCTTGCAGTGAACGAAGACGATATTGCTAAGCTAGTTTCGAACATTACTGGCATCCCAGTCAGCAAAATGACTGGAACTGACATACAAAAGTTGGCTGGAATGGAAGAATCCCTAAGAAAATTCATAGTCGGTCAGGACGATGCCATCCATAAGCTAACGAGAGCGATAAAACGTTCACGTGCAGGCTTAAAATCAAAGAAAAAGCCCATCGGTACGTTCCTTTTCATTGGACCAAGCGGTGTAGGTAAGAGCGAGCTAGCAAAACAGTTAGCAAAGTTCCTATTCAACTCAGAAGATGCTCTGATCCGCATTGACATGTCCGAATATAGCGAAAAATTCTCAGGCAGTCGAATCACTGGAGCTCCTCCGGGATACGTTGGATACGAAAGCGGAGGCCAGTTGACCGAAAAAGTAAGACGCAAACCATATTCAGTGGTCCTTCTCGACGAAATTGAGAAAGCTGATCCATCCATATTCAACATGCTACTCCAAGTTCTCGATGATGGTCGTTTGACTGACGGTTTGGGTAAAACTGTCGACTTCAAGAACACAGTGATCATTATGACATCGAATGTTGGTATCAAAACTTTGCAAGATTTTGGAACTGGAATAGGTTTCGCAACTGCCGACCAAGTAGAAAGGCAAAAGCAACTTGCAAACGAAGTTCTAAGAAAGGCAGTAAGCAAGCAATTCGCCCCAGAATTCATCAATCGTATCGATGACATCATCACGTTCAACTCTCTCACGAAAGACGACATCGGAAAGATCATTGACATCGAACTTGCAAGCCTGAAGGAAAGAGTTGAAGAGAACGGTTACTTCGTCGAAATCACGGACAAAGCAAAAGAGTTCCTTATCGAAAAGGGTTTCGATGAAAAGTTCGGAGCTCGACCATTACAACGAGTCATTCAGTCACACCTGGAAGACCTCATAGCCGAGGCCTATGTAGACAATACGGTCAAAGAAGGAGATCACCTGGTGATCACGAAAAAGGCGAAAGAGGACTGCCTATCAATAAAGTAAATATGAAAAACTTCCCGCCTTGCTTATAACGGTCGGTATATATACAGTACCTGATGCAGAAACTTTAAAATATAGTACAAACCTTAATAGGGTATTACATATATGCCTTGTTATACAACGTTTTATTTATATGGAATTAAACATTGAAACGATGACTTTGAGTGATTTAAAACAAATAAAATCAATTCTCGAAGAACGATTATTACAAAAAGAAAAATGGATGAACTCTGAACGAGGACGCAACTACGAAAAATATTGTAGAAAAAAATTGATTTATCACAATGATGAAAATCACTCAAAGTTAAAGAGGGTTAATCAAAGGATAGAGGATTTTATAAATGTTGTATAACGGCTGCGTGTATGAAACGTTGCCAACATAGAACTTAATAGAATGAACAAAATTATAAATTTAGTATAAACTAAAAAAAGACCACGAAAGGCAACGTTTTATACACGTTGTTATGTGGCTAAAATTATTATGACACCAAAAAAATTGAAACATATAGAGATTTACCTGAATATGGTAAATATGTACTTGTAAGTGGAATTGATAAAGGAATGTATGATATACGAAGATGGCACGTTTGTGAAATGAATGATTTAGAAGATGGTTTAGACTACCGAGATAAAGGTCAGTTTTTTTGGTTGACTGAAAGTGGTAGAAATATTGAGGAAGTAACCCACTGGTTAGAATTACCGATGCTCCCTTAATGCCACATAACAACCCGCTAACCAACATGACCGAGGCTATACGGATTTTATCCGGAAGAAGGTAATTTCTTCGGATAAATAACCGTAAATAGCTGAAGTATATGGGGAAATTCGGAAAATTCAAACTCCCTGAATTCGTATTAAAGAAGTTCGGTCCTGAAATAACGGATGAAGACAATGCTACTCTTACAGAGGAACGGATTTCTGGTGAGGATTCAGCAGATGAAAATCAAAATAATGAACAAGAAATGACAACTGAACTCGAAAAGCACAAAGTTTTCGAAAGCTTTCAGGACTTTCAATCGCACGTAGCTGAAACTCCTATCAGAGAAGATGAAGATCAAGAGCAGGAGGATAATACTGAAGAAGTGAACGAAGAGGATATGCTTAAGGAACCAGAAGAAATGACTCAGCCTTGCGAAGGTTGTTCAGATCACCCGGACACTTTATCCGAGAATGCAAAGAATGCAATCAAGCAAATCTGTAACGAAATTCTCATCAAGGAAGCTCACCTCTACGAGACGTCGGAAGATCCTAATCAGACCTACGAAACGTTCCTGAAGGAATGCACGCATTACATGGCAGAGTGCTTGATCCGTGCTTCACAGAACTTAAAAGTCTAATCGTCGATGAAGAAAGTCGGAATCATCACTGGAAAGTTCAAGCCACCTCATGTAGGTCATTATGAAGCCATCAAAAAGATAGCTGGTCATAATGATGAAACACACGTGTTCATTTCTCCAATAGAAATGGATGGAGTGACCGGTGCTATGGCCGTACAGATGTTGAAGGAGTACTTCTCAGACGATAAGTCAGTATCGATCGACTTGGCCAAGGGTTCTCCAGTAAAAACGGCTTACGGATTCATTGACTTGCTTGGAAAGAAAGATGATGCTAAGGACTGCGTTCTGAACATTTATTCATTAGACTCGGATATGAATAGGTTTGACACGGTTGAACGATTCGCTGGAAATATAGGCAAAATCAACCGTATTACCACGAAGAGACCTGAGGGTGTGTCTGGTACCGACATGCGAAAATTTATTAAGAACATGGATAAGGAAAAATTCTTTGCTGGTTTACCGAGACAGGTGGACAAAGAAAAAATGTGGAAGATAGTTTCGGAAGAAGCTAGCGGAACGTATTCGGTGCCTGCTGCATCTTTCGATCAGAGCACAGGTCCTAACGTGTCTCCGACCCCAATCAGCACCAACCTCGGAGCAATCCCAAATCAATGGACTAATTCGGCTCCTTATTCGAGATGGGACCTTAACCCTTCGAACAACGTGACTCAATTCAGAAGGAACCCTGGCGAACTGACCAAAAAGAAACATGTCAAATCGTTCAATGAGTACCCCCAAGGAGAGTCTAATAAATAACAAAAAGTATCGAACCAAATGGCAGATAAAGTAATGAACTTCGACCAGTTTTCAAAAACAGATACCCTACAGGATCCAAAGACTGCATTGAAGGGGGACAACGTCGATCCACAGAAGAAAGAAAAGTTCGTTGATCAAGTAAAGAAAGCTGATCTAACTACTCTTACGACAAATGTTCCGGATTATTCTGCAACAGTCGATAATCCAATCAATGAGGACGCAAATTCTATTCAGACACAATTGAACGCGCTTAAACCTAAGATTCAGCAAGCGTTAGAAGCTCTGACTCAAGCTCAGAAAGCTTATAGTGACCTGCAATTACAAGAAAATCAGCTGGAACAACAGCTAGCAGCAGAGCAATCAAAAGCAACAACTCAAACGACCACAGCCGCTCCTACTGCAGCTCAAGCTGCACAGAATTCTCCAGGAATAGGCGGAAATCCAGCAGGCCAACCAATGAATCCGGCCGGAGCGACAGCATAAAAATTAACTACGAATAATGACAAGAGCCGAACTCTTAATCGACATCAAGAATGAACTTACGTTGGCAAAGGCTCTCCCGTATTCGATTCCGGACGCGGAAATAGAGCGAGTCATTATAAACGCAGAACGATACTTCTACGATAACTGGAGGCATGCAGTTGAGCCTCGATACCTTTTGATTCCAAACGAATTACTCGCCAACAATAGGTTCAAACAGTCAAGGACGATAAGGATGCCTGATTGCGTTCAGTTTGTTCACGAAGTGAAGGAACCTAAGGGAAATTCCATATTCGGAACGATTGACCGTGATTTCGCAGAAAACAAGTTCATTGGATCCGAAGTTTTCTTGACGCCGTTCATTGGCGAATCCCTGGTGTACAGGACAGTTCTGTTCTCCTTCCTTGACATCACCAAGAACTTCATTCTCGACACAGTAGCGT